CTCGTACATCTATGACAACTTCTATGTTCTTGAGGATTGGAAGTTCGATTCAAATAGGGTGTTTGCTTCTGGGTTCCATTATGTGAGTGAGAATGATATGAAAAAGATGCATTTTGATATTATTATTGGAAATCCTGCTTATAATAACGGGTTGGATTTGAAAATCCACAAGGTTCTTGAGAATCACGCAGATAAGGTTGTGTTCGTTCACCCGTCTGGTTTTGCCATTTCACACAAGGATGGTGTCAGTAAGGCTGAATGCAAAGATGTTGACATGTCCAAGTTTGAGTCCCTTCACTTTTTTTGGGGAAATGAACTTTTCAACATTGGTTTATTTGTCCCTGTTTGTGTATCCATCTGGAAGAAGGACAAGGTTGGGAACACAGTGAAAGTCATTGACGATGCTTTCACCAAGACTACCTATGAATGTGATTGCAACATGGTTCACCTTCACGGAAAGATGTATCCTATCATTATGGATTGGTTTGAAAATAACGTGAAGTCTGACGATGTTATGATTGATCATGGTAAAAACGAGGTTACTACGAAGTATGGTTTCTCCATGAGTTCCGTTCGTGGAACTCCTCCTCGCAATGGTGAAGGTAAGGTGTTGGATGATTTCTTCACTGCGATTCCAGATAAGAAGAAGAATCTTTTGGCAGAATGTGTTGGCTTTGGCACTAAAAACGATTCAAATGAGAACCTGTTTTCTTTTGATAGCGAGGAAGAACGAAAGAACTTCATCAATTATTGGAAGACCAAGTGTGTTCGTTTTCTTTTATCCTTATTCAAGACCAATCAGAATCTCTTTCGTGGTGAACTCAACCAGATTCCTTGGATGGATTTCAGTAAGGAATGGAGTGACGAGACTCTTTGCAAGGAATGGAATGTTGATGACAAGTTGTGGAATTACATCAACAAGTTCATTCCAGATTTCTATTCTGACTACCACTATGATGGAATCTACTGAACAGGTTTACACGCCAACCTAAAAGTGGTATAATATGACGTGTAGATATGTCTGAAGAGAATTCCATAAAAACGATTGATGAAATTGAATCCCGATTCAAGGAAGTGACAGGTCTGACCCATCTTGACCTGTCAATTCCTCATTTTCAGAAGGGGGATGGACAGCAACAGAAGACATCGAAATCCGACTTCAAGAATTTCGGCTGGGTATGCACACCGTTGTGGCTTGTTGACGAAATGATTGAACCTCAGATTCCAAACTTGACATTGACCTCAACAACATGCGATGCTTGTTCAGGTTGTGGGCAGTTCTCCATCCGCCTAATGAGGAAGATGTACAACAAGATTCGGGAAATGGGCGCGTCTGAGGACAAGGCAAATGTCTGGATTCAGAAAGTCTGGCTTTCCAAACTCCATTACTTCACAGAGTTCCAGTTCTCCAACGTTGCCAAGTTGATCTACATCTTCGGACCACAAATCAATGTCTATGCTGGAGATTCCTTGAACATGAGGTTTGCTAAAGCAAACGAACAAGGTCTTCTGTTCTTCAACGAGAAGCGGAAGTCATGGGTGAACATTCCAAATTTATATCCCGAAGTTGAGAAGCGGAAGGACGACCTTGATGCGCTTGTGACGCTGTTCAAAGTGCTTGAAACCAACTGGAACCTCATAAACCACATGAAGAACTGAAAGACTGAATATGGGCAAAAACGAAATTGGATATGTGTATATCATGACAAACAAGGCAATGCCCGGTTTGGTGAAGATTGGGTATGCGAAGAACGTTGAGGCAAGGCGCAGAGAGTTTTCCAATCAGACTTGCATTCCATATGAGTTTGAGGTATATGGCGTGTTCAAGACAACCAAATACGCCGCCGACAAGAAGGTGCATACATGGTTCTCTGAGCAGTTGCGCGTGAACAAAAGCCGGGAATTCTTCAACATCACTCCCGAATACGCGACAAAGGTCATCAAGGATAAGCTGGATGAAGCAATTGAAATAGTGAATGCGTTTCATTTCGACAACAAGTCGGAACGCAGACATTCAACCTATCATCTTTCCCAGATTGGACTGAAAGTTGGAGATGTCCTCACAAGTGTTGATGGAAAGCACACTGTGACAATAGCAAACCTTGGTGGAAACAAGGAAAGATGCAAAGTCATCGCCCCAGACCAGAAGGAACCGATATTCTGGAGGACATATGCTAGAAAGCATGGAAGGTTTGGCGCTGGACATGTTGGGGGCGACTGCCTCTACACGTTCAATGGAAAACTGATTCGTGACATTGCAAGGGAGAAGGGACTTGTGTGAAATCTGATTTACATTCATCTTTACTTGGTGTATAATGCATCACATAATTGAAAGGATACAAAACAGAAATGGAACCCGACTATTCAACCTACAGGCTGCAGCTCAAGTCACTGAAGCCGGATCTTGACGAGAAGCAGATTTACCAGATGTACAATGGCGTGATGAAGCCTGGACGCAGCACCCAGATAACGCCATATCTTGCGGAAGATGGCTATTACCATGGACTCTACCTCACCGAGTGCCTTGACGATGGCCGAATCTACGTTGGAAAGCACAGCACAATGGATCTTGACGATGGGTATCAGGGTTCTGGCTACGAGATCAACGATGGGAAGAACCTTGGGAAGAAGTTCAAGACGACATGGCTTGAGTTCTTTGATTCGTCTGACCAAGCATATGTTGCCGAGAAGGGGATTGTGAACGCGAACTTCATCCGCAACCAGAAACTGGTGATGAACCATGTTCTTGGTGGGAAACATCTTGACGATGCAAAGCATCTTGACAATCCAAAGCCAGAAATTGTGAAAACTGAATTCAGCAAGAAGGTTGAAGCATTCAAGACCCCAAATCCCGACAGGATTGAAGTTAAGGGGAAGAAGAAGAAAAGGGGAAGTACGTTCTCGGACCTTGGGGTGAATCCAGGCGAGTGGATTTCGTTCATTGAGGACGAAAGCAAGAAGTTCAAGGTTGTTGACGATTGGCGAGTTGACGACCACAATGGACGAGCCTTGATGCTCAAGCAGATTCTGCCATCGTTGACGAAGAAGTTCTATGGCAATCCCCTTTCCGCGTTCGCCTACAATGGAAAGTGCCTTGCAGTCATCCAGAAGGAGCTTCGCAGCAATTGATTCAGGGGCATTGACAATCCAGATGGGATGTGATATACTGTAGTTGTCATGAACAAGCACATCCAGAAGATTGTCAACGACCTCAAGCCTGAATGCCAGGTGAAAGGTCACCGCGTCCACGTCACCATTACGTCCACCGACGAGAACTGGCCGGAATGGAGCAGTCTTGCCTATGGCATTGGTGGTGGCTTCATCCACTTCGAGTCCGAGAAGGACTACAAGGACTGGCTTTCGTGCCAAAAGCCGAAGTCCGTGGTTGAGGATGTCAAGCCCATTGAGTACGAGGTTGGTGGGCGTTGCGTCCCCGAGTGTGGTCCGATTGGCTTCAAGGCCGCTTAAAGGAGACGAAGAAGGAGAAACAAGGAGTCGTTAAATGAAGGTCAACTTCTACAAGTTCTGCTATTGGATTGGGACAAAGCTGAGAATCCGGCGGCTTGAAATATGGTCGTATCTCAATTGGTTCAGGTTGGCCGGCACAGCAAGCATTCTTGAGTTCTTTGTATTCTCAGAAGACTACTTTGCATTTTGCGAGAGGTGGGGAATCAAGGCAACCATTGGTAAATAGAGTATACCCAAAGCGGAGGACAAATGAAAATGGAAAACAGAATTGAGATTGAAGAAGTTCACACTTCCAATGGCACAGAGTTCAACATCAACTTCAATGGTGGAACTGAATTCTACACGGTGGCGAAGTGTTGGGACTATCTTCTTGCAGAAAAACTTAGGGATGCAGTTGCCGAGTACATGAAAACTGAATACAAGGTAGTTGGTCAAGAGGACGCCGAGATGCTTGAAGAGAGTTGTTAAACCTGAATAAAGGAGATGTGAAAATGAAATGGATTAAGTTGATGAAGGAAAGCGGACGCAAGTTCAAGACCACTTTGGTGAAGGGTGGTGGAGATTCGTTCTGCGAGGCAGTACGAAATTCCAGCAACGACATTGACGTTGGCATTGACGAAGTTCTGTTCACGGTTGGCGAGTCTGGCATCAGCGAGGACGATGAGTTGAGGAAAGATTGATTGGACAAAAAGAAGGAGACACGAAAATGAAGGTCATAAACGAAATTGGAACGAACAGGATATTGAGTCATCTTACTGACGATAAGACCATGGCCGTCATTTCCACCTACCGCACTGAACGCACCGAGTCAGAGAACAGATCTCTGCTGAAGAGGTTCAAGGCCGAGGTGAGGGACATGAAACTTGGCTTTTCCGAATTCGTCTCCAAGTGGGTGGAGGAGGATGACGATGGAAACATGCTCTCGTCTGACGAGAGGTCTCTGGCAGTGTATGGCATTTCCAAGGAAGACGCATTGGAGTTTGGAAAGCAGTACCAGCAGTCCTCAATCCTGTTCAAGGACGATACAGGATGCTACGAACTCTGCACCTGCGCGTTCACTGACTACGATGGCAACAAGTTCAATCCGGGCGATGTTGTCAGGAAGTTCAACCTTGGTGGCTCAACCCCACTAAACCTCAATGACGCGAAGGAAATCTTCTCCAAGAGGAAAGGTGGGCCTGCTTCCATGCCCGTGAAGTCAAATAGGGCATTCCGTCTCAACGAAATGTACGAAGTTGAATCGGAGAAAGCCACCACATTCTCTTCCCGCGAACGCTGGATTCCCATTTTTGGAAAGGACAACTGAAATGGCATATCACAAGATTGACCATGACCGAGTGAAGATGCGGGCGAAACGCGCCTGCAAGGCTTGGAACTCCTTCATGGAGGAACTGGAGCAGGTGACCATGGAGAGCAACCACACACTGTGCGAAGACATCTACAAGAAGATGTCCAATCTGGCTGACGAGATTGGAGACAATCTCAGAAAGGCTTATGGCAATGGATGAAAACAAGTATCTGTTTCTCATAACGGGTGCAGCTGGTTCTGGCAAGTCAACTTTGGCCGAGAAAATCCAGGACAACACGAAGGGGCTTATTGAGCCAATTTCCGAGATATGCGAGGCTGACGAGTTCTGGTATATCTTGGGCAAGGGGAAGTACGCTTTCAACCCAAAGTTGCTCTGGAAAGCCCACAAGTGGTGTCAGGACAACGCAAGGGAGGTCATGTCCCATGGGACGAACTTGATTGTGTCGAACACCAACATCAAGCCATCCGACAGAAAGGCGTATTTCGACATGGCTGATGAATATGGCTACAAGGTTGTGTACATCCACCTCAAGACCCAGTTCCAGAACCAGCACAATGTCCCAGACGAGACCGTGAAGCGTATGAGGGACAACTACGTGGACTTGACCTCCGAGGAAAAAGCCTTTGTTGTGAAGTCAAGTGAAATGTCTGATGAATTGAAGGAACTTTTGAAGAAAGCAGGTGTGCATTATGAGTACTGAGAAGGTTGTCATCGACACGCGGGAGACCACGATGAAATTGAGTTTCCTCATTGGAAGGACAATTTTGATGAGGACGGCAAACGAGGATTCCTGCGTTGCCACAAAGGTTGATTCAATCATGGCGGAGAACACTCCAGGAATTGAGGGTATGCCTTGTGTCACAATCTACACGAACATTGGAGTGAAGCACATCAACGACAGCAAGACATTTAACGACATCATGCTTCTTGACGAAAATGGCAACCTTGAGTCCCTCGGCGAAATCGTTGACAGACTTGGCATTTACTTTTGATTCCAATTGTTGTATAATGCAGTGGGAAGGAAATCCACATGAAAATCCGCTCTGACTATGTTTCAAACTCCAGTTCCAGCTCGTTCGTGATTGCGAACTGCGAACTGATTGACCATTTCAACATCACGAAGCAGGACATCCTTGACGCGCTGATTGACACCTATGGCAGGGATGACTACAAGCGCAACGTGAAGCAGCGCGAGAAGTATGCGAAGGAGCATCCAGAGTACCATAAGAAGGAACTGAAATATGGACATTTCGGTCCGTTTTGGGTGTATGACATGGAGGACAAGGCCGACAGGAAGGAAGCCATTGACCTCTGGGGAAATCTGCTTAAGGGATGGGACGCGAACAACTGCAGGAAAATCACGGACGAGGATTCCGAGGCTGACAAGGGGAAGATTGCCAGTGGCTCGGAGTATTCCACCTACCGCGAAATCATGGACAAGCTCTATGATGTGTATGGAATCTCGTTCTGGGACATCCGAGAATACGCAGTGAATCCAATCAAGAAGAACATGCCAACCAGATTCGTGAGGTCTGACAAGAAAGACCCCAAAACCGGGTGTTATGGGCATTACGTTCCCGTTGAGAAGGAGATTCTGGACTTTGCCCTCAAACTGCGCAAGGACATGGGAATCATGACGAACCTTGAAGTAATCAAGTCAAAGGTTGCGAAGTTCTTTGTCCATGCCGACGACAACGAATTGTGTGGGGAGAAGTTGAGCGAGAATGGGAATGGAGAGAAATGTTGGAACGACGAGAAGAAGGAATGGGTGGAGTGTTCAAGCAAGTGGGAAACCAAGAACTACTCCTTTGACCGTCTTTGCGAAATCATCCTTGAGTACCTTGAGAAGAAGGGTCGGGTAAATCTCAATGACCAGGCTTTCATGGACATGATGAGGATTGACGAGAAGTACCTTTCGGCCTTTGACAAGGAGCATGGGGAGTTATGGGACTTCACCAATGGCAAGAACTTCACCTGGAAGGACTTGAAGCACGATGCCTTGACATGGAACCTGCATGAGGGCTAAGACTTGAAGAACGACAACGAGATACTGCTTCTATGCGATTGCTCTTCCGACGAGCATCAGATGATTGTGCGTTGGGATGACAACGACGACGAAGTGTACGTCTCAATCCACCTTGCCAACAACACTGGATTCTGGAATCGTCTTTGGCGTGGATTGAAGTACGCATTCGGACACAGGTCAAGGTATGGCGAGTTCGATGAAGTCATCTTGCGCAAGGAAGACGCAAGCAATCTGCAAAAAGTTGTTGACCACTTGAAGAGGAAATGAAAAAGACTGGTTGGTTCAATCCAACCAGTCTTTTTGTTTTGTGAATGTCTTAAATCAACGGATGTAGGAAAATCCATCCTTGTATTTCTTTTCTGGTGGATAATGCGCACCATCCCAAGTTGAGTCTCCGGTCTTGATGAGATTTACAAGTCGCTGAATCCAGTATTTGAATGGATGCTTTGACTTGAACAAGATTTCATCCGCCTTCAGTTCAAGCATGAGACGATATGTTTCCTCCCCCTTTTTGCTGAGGGAGTGAAGTGGTTCGTGTGTTTCTGAATCGTATGCCATTTCAATCACCGTTATGTTATATGTATGTGTGTATGTTGTTGGACATATGTGTGCTGTGCATCCAACGATATTATTTACAATTCAATTTGGTTTTTGACAGTTGACACTTTACAAACCAACAAAACTTGTGGTATACTGTTGTCGTAAGCCATACAAGGAGAACAATAATGAGCGAGTACACAGACAAGGAAATTGCCACCTATTTCGCCGAGCGAGATGCTGCGGAGGCTGATGGTCTGTACGACACTATTGAGAACCCCCGTGGTCTGCCCATGACTCCAGAGCAAGAAATGGCTCTTGCCCAAGCCATGTCCACCTTGTCCGACTTGGCAAAGGAGACGAACTCCTCGCTTTCAGACTTCCTTTCGA